GCTGTAAGTGGATTACCAATGTTTACTGTACCGGTAACATTAGCTGTAAGTGGATTACCAATGTTTACTGTACCGGTTACACCTACGTTACCACCAATAGGCATATAAGAAACATTTAGAAGTCCGCTGTTTCCAACTTCTGTAAGATGAACGTGGATTGGATCATTAGTTGATGAGTTTACCGTAATAGTATTTGGAACAGTAACATTGACATTATTAGATGTAATCTCTACCGTGGTATTACCTAATGTAACTGGTAATGGATTGGTATTGGAAACAACCTGACCATCTGGGGTAGATAGCATATTGACTTCAAATATAGTTTTCTCTTGGTTGAGAAACTGTTGGGTATCTATTCTAAACTGAGCCATGATGCTACCTACTTCCTTATGAGATTACTCCCTATTTATAACACCTGTAATGTCAAAGTCCCATTTCAGTTTTCTGGATGATATATTCTTTGACTACCCCAGAGCGAACGATATCCTCGATGCCAAATTCAACATGATCAAATGAAGGCATACGGCGAGTAATGCTCATCAGTTCTTTGATACCGGTCTTTTCATGTGGTTTATGAAGATCAGATTGGCGATAGTCTCCACAGAATATAATCTTTGAGTTATTGCCAATACGTGTCATTACTGTATCAATCTCTTGGAATGTCATATTGTTGCACTCGTCAACAATAATAATTGAGTCATTAAAAGTCATACCACGTAAGAATGAGGTGGTGGTAAACTCGACTAGACCCTTTAACTTCAAAATCTTCCATCCATCACCACGACCAAAAAGATCATCACAGATTTCTTGATAAGGCTGTTCATATACTTCCGCCTTTTGTTTCTCGGTTCCTGGTAAAAAGCCCATGTCTCTCGATGGAACTACGGAGCGGATGATAACAACCTTCTTATATGTCTGGTAATGTAATACCTCCCTTAGAGCAAGATAAGATGACAGGAACGTTTTGCCAGTTCCTGCATAACCATGTAGCATTAGATTAGAACCTGCTTCGTATGCGTCCCACACTCTCTCTTGGTTTACTGTTAGTGGTTGGATGTGACGAAGTTCAAAGTGGTTCTTCTCTGCGTGGTTCTCACCATGCTGTTGCTGTTGGTTATTACGTCTATTCTTTCGTGACATATATTTACCTTTATTGTTATTGTTAGTCACTGTCTCATAAACAAAAGAAGCCGCTTCCTTTTTAGGGGAGCGGCTTCTAAACTTTGTAGGTTTTTTAGGTTTTTTAGGTGTTTGTGGCAGTCTAAATCTCCTTAGGGATAGACCATCTTTTATTGGCAATAGCTGTTGCACCAGCCGTTCTAGCTTGAACTTTGCCTAGCACATATTTCTGGAAATCTGAAGGGGGTTTCGTGACGCCAATAATTATTGGGTCTACTATGGTCATACCACGAATGACCTGTTCTAGGTGTGGTTTATCGTTTAAATATGTGTCATGTTCCGACATAGAAAGCCATTCAGTGAACTCTTCACCAGTCTCTTTATTACGAAAAGTATAATTTGGCATTACGCTTCCTTTATCCACTTTGGCGGCTGACGGTTTTTCCACTTGTGTAGATGTGCCTTGCCGACTCTATAATAATTACGATAGTTTTCGATTGCGTTTTTACTTATGATGTATTTAGTATCCATCGCACTTGGTGGTTCAGTTAATCCTGCTGCTTTGATTTTATAAGGAGCATATCTTAGAGCATGTAGCAAGCCATCGGACTTCACTTTATGGGTCTTGCCATAGCGATATGTATATTCTTTACAATACTCGTTAAGCAATGACCACAACCAAAGGTAATTTGTGTCAGTTTCACGACACCACACGGCCGACGGATGGTTCACATGAGTTGCAGAATACAATTTATCATTACGATCATCATCAAGACGCCAACGCTTTACCTTGCGTTTTCCAGTATCATCGATATATTCAACACCATCTATCACTCTATGAGCGGTTGAGAGCAATTGGGCACTCTCAAGGATCATTTTGACGCAATGAGAGTCCACAGACCATTCGGCACATAGTTTAGGATCATTATGTAGATAGAAGATGTTCATCATATCACCGCATATAAGCATTTGTATTTCGGATGGGGACCTTGAAAGTCACCATTATTGACAATAGAGAAACCAGCGGCATCTTGAAGATACGGCCGATTAAGACCGTCTTTGATAGTTTTACCTTTTTTCTTTTTGTGCCAGTGATGGGCAGCACCCATACCCATTTGAGTAATGAGTATGCCCATACCTGTGGCACGAATGGCATCAACATCACCTAACTGCCATTGTAACTGCTCATCTAGTTTATTCCAATGTTTAGCCACATATAAAGACAGCTTATCATAATCACCATCTGACATCACCGGCGAGTCGCAACGGTAATAGAGATAGGCAGACATGATAAGCAGTCTAGCAGCCTGATTAACATTCATTGGAGAGGATTTCACGACCGACATCTGGACCCCAATTCACTTCCCTGTGGATTAGTTCTTCACGGTGTTTCTGACTATCAAAAACAAACTTAAACTTTTGTTCGGTTGGCCAGAAACTTAGATAAGCATTTTCACGATCAAAGATTTTTAGATATTCATCTTCTGTGATAACACGGTGAGAAAAGATATCTTCGGCGATATGGTTCTGTGACAACTCCTCTAGTTTATCTTGATATTCATCACTTGTAATAGCAGCCGTTACATCATCAAGAGCATATTCATTCGGTTCGGTATCATTCAATTTAATAACATATGTGTGTCGAAAAGTAGATACAGTTTCGACTAGGACAAGTTTGGTCATTTTATCAGTTCCTTTCGATCCAGTCAAGTATGTCTTGTAGAAATTCAATTTCATTTAGGTAGTGATATTCTAAACGATCAACAGGCGCATCATTGATGTGAGCCTTAAGAACGGTAAGACGATTATAAAGTTTCTCTTTAATGTTTACCACACTACGTTTTTCTTTCTTAGCAGGCTCGGTCATCTTCTACTTCCTCATACCAGTGACGACAATAAAAATGATCACCACACAAATCAATCTCACGTTGCGGATATCCATTATCTAATAGCCACTGTATTGTGTTATCGATATCCTCTGGTATCACTTTTGGAAAACCATACTTCCAACCAGCGGGCGGATCAATCATGTGAACCTTGGTCATCATAGTTTTCACCACGATGCCTGATAATATACTGAACGAAACTCCGGCCACTGGTAGTTCTCAGAGTTATAATCGCCTGACGCAGGCCGGGCACTCTCGACCCACTTTAAAGCCCGACGAAAGACATCTAAGTCCTTAGCCTTTTGTTGTTCATAATATTCATCACCAGGAAAAGAAGAACGACCAAAGAAGAACCCATTAACAGGTTCATCATAGATGGCATCATTCTCTAATGCCACAATAATGTTATGGAGATCCTCTCTATCGAGATAGATACGCTGGCAATCATCATTATCTTCCGCAAAAGTCTTGACAATAAAACCATGAAGATTGGCATGTTTACGCCAATATGCCATTTCGAGAGTTTTATTAGATAGAATAAAACCATCTTCCATGACCGGGTTCTTATCAAAGGTGCTAGAAACGCCTTTTTCACCATAGAGGTTCATATCAAGACCCATGTTTCAATCCTTTCTTAACTTCGGTTATATGGTTACAGTGTTTACGATATCCGAAAGCCGTGCAATCACAAGAGAAACGTCCGAACGAACCGCTCGTAACCACATACTTTCTCTTTTCACCATCGACCAGATATACACCGTCAGGGCGGTTTGCCTTATCAATCTTGACCTCGGTTACATTAGTTTTATCGATGATACGGACCGGTGCATCAATATCACCGGTCGTCAGCATAAATTCATTTGCAGAAAGCCACGATGGCCGAGGCAAATAACGACCAATATATGTGTTATAGTCAGGCTCGACACATGCATGAGAACATTTCCATTTGTGAACGTTTTTAACTATAACCTTGATACGTTTGCCTATCAGATCCATCGTGGCACTCCCGAACATTAGAGATATTTCAGATCAATACCATCAATCGAGTCCCAGTCACCATCAATCGAGAAAGACGAAGCAATCTCACCACTGGTACCGAACGTCTCGGTCACATCATCAAACTCACGGACCTTAGGCGTAGAACGCTTTGCGGCGACCTTGCGCTCACCAGTCTTAGCAGCAGCCTTGGTCGGTACCTTGACCTTAGCGACCTTAGGTGCAGCAGCCTTGGGAGCGGCAGCAGTCTTAGCCTTAGGCTGGAGACCACGAAGCGCCGCAGCATCAGCGGGCTCCTTGATCAAAGTATAGGAAACGACCTTGCGGCCATCTTTCTGGATCGTGAACATGAAGCCGTTGATAGTGCGGAGTTTGGAGATATACTTTGCAGCATAGTCACCAGTGCCGACATGATCATTGATTTCCTGCGGCGAGACAGGTACACCCGGCTTAATGACAGCGAGGGCACGAAGGTAAGGTTTAATACCATTAGAAGCAGCGGTACGAGGCATAATTTACTCCTTGTTTCATCATTAATACGGATATTATAACACAAAGGACGGATTAGTCAAGCAAAAAGGTATGTCAACAGGTGTGACATGATGTCGCACCCTAGTCGATTGTCAACGGGGTAGGTGGTAGCTGACCGTAATGTCCATAGAAATCGTCTATAATACGATTGATTTGTCCTATATCAATGTTGATGGAGAGACGGTCGTTTACATACGTTTGGACTTGTTGCTGCGTCTGGGCACCATACTCGATGGCTTGGACGACCAATTCATCCACTTCTAAAGCAAGATCAGACATTCTAGACATATTAAGCTCCTTTCATTTTACGGACTTTAGCCATCATGCGACGACCATGAGCAGGATAAGCAACAACCTTCACATTCTTATCCCAACATGCACGGCAGTCACCACATTTACCATCACGGGAATAAGCACCACAGACCGTTGCGGTAGTAGCATCATCGGCATATGCAATGACGGTCGAACCATGCTCGGTCGAAAACTCGCCTGTGATAGACGGAGACGAATAGCGAACCGCAGCATTAGGCAGTGCCTTCATACGGTCAAGAATATCACGGATCTTAGGAATATTATATGACTTGGTTGGGAGCCAATGCTGCACCCACGGAGTCTTTTCCATTACAAGATAGATTTTAAAAGCAAGAGCCGGATGATAAACATCTCCAGAGTCGAACCAACGGAAAAACTTTTGCTTTTTAAGCAGAACGACCATTTCATCGACCCATTCGGCACGTTTCCAATCCTCACGATTGGCATCACGGACCGATTTAACATTAGGCATATTATACATGCCGTCCTTGGCGTAGCAGCCAGCACAAACAGGAAGGGGTTGCTTGGTCAACGGGTCAATTGAACCCGGGCAGGTTGAACCCGCCTGGAGAGACCAAGACTTAGCAGGCATTTTTGACGCTTTGGACAGATTGATCATAGGTATTCCTCTCATTATGTTAAGGTAAGGATAACACAAAGGAATGGCAATGTCAATAAAAAAGGTATGTCAACAACTGCGACAGGGTGTCGCACCCCTAGTCTATAGTTTTGGTAATCTTTTACGATTGTAAACCTTTTTGCTGTTTACAATCTGCTGTTTACAGACGGGATTGCGGAGTGCTTTGGCAATTGGATTAGGTTTCTTTTTCATCTTTCACCCTATGAATTGGAGGTCCGTCTCGGAGTTCAACCGAGTTCTCAAGGATTTGCAGTCCTGCGCCTTAGCGTCCGACCCACGAACCTTATTCAGCAAGCTCACCATAAAACTCGGCATAATAATTACTCAAAAAGTTTGCGACCTCACTCTCCGAAAGATAGTTAAGAAGATCACGGATCAATTCGTCACGATCAATGACACCTTCATCCTTAGCCTCAATA